CATCGGCAAGCGCACCGCTTTCGACCCGTCGAAGACCACGCCGGACGCCGCTACGATCGTCGTCTCCGATCCCGCCCTGGCCGCCAAAGTTTACGGCGCCACGATCAAGCCCACTCAAGGCCGCAAAGCGCTCGCCATCCCGCTCGTGGCCGCGGCGTATGGCGTGCAGCCACGCTCGGGTATCATCCCCGGCCTGTTCGTCTTCCGCCGCAAAGACGGCAACGGAGCGTTCCTTGTCGCCCGCGACCAAAAGGGCGGCCCGCTTACGTTCTACTATCGGCTCCTCTCGCAGGTCACCGTGCCCAAGGACCCGCTGGCCCTGCCGCCCCCCGCGCTCCTCGGCCCTGCCCTCGCAGGCACCGCGCAAGCCTTCTTTCGCCGCCACAGCCCAGGAGGCATTGCCTGATGAGCGCCGCCAATCCCATCCTCACGCTGCAGCAGCGCCTCGTCGATCTCCTCGCGGCCAACGCCTATTTCACGGGGCTCGATACCACGAGGCAGCTGCTCACCGAGAAGATCGCGGACCTCGAATATCAAATCGAGAACAGTCTGCTGCCGCTTGGCTTCGGGGTTATCGTGACCACCGCGACCGGCAAATCGGTCGAGAACGATTACGCCGCGCTATTGAGCGACGAGGACCTCAACGTCTGCATCACGCACAATCCCACGACCGACTTGACGCACAACGCCCTCGACGCCCTCTGGGCCGCCATCGAGGCGATCAACGGCAAGACGGTGCTGGCCACGCCGCCGGCGGTGCTGACCGAGCGCGACTATTTCCGCGTGACCGGCCACCAGCGCCGCCACGACGGCCCGCCCGGCTGCCACGTGCACGAGCTCTACGTCCTGGCCGGCCTGAGACTGCTCTGAGAGGAGCAAGTAACAAGAGCCAAGTAACAAGTAACAGGTAACCGACTTTCTCAGTCCCTCAGTCCCTCACTCCCTCATTCCCTTCCTTCAACCCAATCCTCAACCACCATCGCCATGATTCTAAGTCGTAAAGTTATTGGTTCTCAAACCAAGTTCTTCCGCGAAGGCGCCGCCTTCACGCTCACCGCTCCGGGAGGCACCGCCAGTCGCACCGCCAAGCCCGACATCACCGACCCGGTCTGGCTCGACATGGGGCCGATCAAGTGGACCGAAAAGCCCACGGGAAAATCCGAGGAATACGCGGTTGCCGCGCCCGGCAAATATGTCGCCGAGGACGAGATCGAGCTCTCGGTCGGTCTGAAGCTCACCGGCAAGCTGGAGAAACAGTCGAACTTCGCCTACGAGCTCACCCGCGCCGCCAAGGCCGCGGCCGCGATCCCCGCTTCGCCCACCGCCATGGGCCAGTACAATCCGCTCGCCGGCTCCGCGAAGACCAACGGCTGGCTCCACATCCAGGGCTACGACCAAAACAACACGCTGATCGACACCGTCGAAGTGTACGTATCGCTGAAAGTCAGCGGCGACACCAACCGCGACGACAAGGCATCCGAGACGCCCGTCGAAGCCACGGTGCTCTTCTCGACGCTCAACAGCGGCACTGGCACCTGAGCCGATCCCGGTTTCAGGTTTCGGGGCTTTGGATTTCGCGTTGTCGATCTCCAGGCCCCGATCCCGGAGCCCGAAACGCAAAACACAGAATCCTTAATCTCTCCCCGCTATGAGCCAATGGGATTACACGGCCACCGCGCCTGGTCACACCACGCCAACGGCGGCCACGGCCACCGCGCCTGGTCATGCCACGCCAACCGCGGCCACGGCCACCGCGCCCGGCCACACTACGCCGACGGCGACTACGGCCGCGGCTCCGAGCCATGCTGATCCGACGGCGGCGACCAACGTGGCGCCTGGGGTACTCGACCCCCAAACTGGGTTGGTAAATGTCGTCATCACTCCAATCACCGATGCAGCCGCGCTCCAGCTCGACCTGCTCGGTTCTGTCACCGCACCATGATTTCCAAGCTAAATTCATCGATCCCCTGCCTGACGCTATCGGGCGGGGTCTTGAAGATCCTCTCCGGCACGCGCGCGGCGGTGGGTAATCTTCTGGTCAAGTTCACGGCCGACAAAGCCGTCGAGATGCCCGCGCTCGTGGTCGGCACCGATTACGCGGTGTATGCGACCTTTGACGGCCGCATCATCGCCTCGGCCAACTTTTCGGCTCCGGCCGGATACACGACCGCAAACAGCCTCCAGGTCGGCGGCTTTCACTACGCCCCCGGCGGCCCCGCCGCGGCGCAGGCCGGCGGCGACTCCACGCCGCAGATCTTCGTCCCGTCGATCTGGGACATCAAGTTTCGCCCGGCCTGCAGCGACCCGCGCGCCAAGGCGTTCTGTCCCGGCGTCGGCTGGGTGTGTCTCTATCCGCTCAATACCACGCCGCATTTGCTCGGCGCTTCGGCCTATGGCGCGCAGATCGCCGACGGCGCCTCGCTGCCGATCATCCCCGCCTCGCGCGGCGGCGATGGCTCGGCCGCTTACCCGGACTTCTCGCGCTTCATCGCCGAGGAGCTCCTGGGCGTGCATGGACTCTCGCTGCTCACGCCGGCGCAGCGATCGCTCGCCGCCTATGGCGTCACGGAAGGCACGGACCTCGGCTACGATCCAGTGACGACCGGCCTCGATGCTCCGAGGACCTCGCGCTTCATGTTCCAGGCCGCGGGGAATATGTGGGAATGGCTCGCCGGAGAAGTCTCCGATCCAACGACCACCGCCTACGCCTGGCAGGCCACTCCGCAGACGCGCGGCCAGGTCTATCATCAGGCCCTGCATGCTCCTCTCGGCGGTGGCTCTTGGGACGCCGGCGCCGCCTGCGGTTCGCGTTGCTCGTACTGGTACAACTCGCCGTGGGGCTCCAACTCCTTCGTCGGCGCCCGCGGCCGCTGTGACCACCTGCAACTTGTATGAGCTGCGCGGAAGCGCAGCCGGCGCACGATGACACACCTCGTATCAACCCCGACCCTGCTAGCTCCATGCAGCATGCCTGCATGGAGCAGCTCGCCATCGTCGAAAAATACGAGCGCTTCGTCGACTACGTCTATCCGCTGCTCCGCGGAGTGCCGCGGGCGGACTACGTGCTGCGCGACCACGCCACGCGCGCGATCCTCGGGCAGGTGCAGCTTTTTATCGAGGCGGGCAAATCCGGCCAGGTCTCGCGGCTCTATGCCGCTGACGCCGGACTCGCCCACCTCCGTTTCGTTTTGCGGTTCTGCGCCGCGCCTTGTCGCAAGTTTATCTCGCAGCAACAACACCGGACCGCGGCGATTCTCCTCGCCGAGGTTGGCGCGATGCTCGGGGCTTGGGTCAAGCGCGCGCAGGTCGCGAAGAGAGAGCGCGGATAGCGGTGGCAATTGGGACAACGGCGCCAACTGCGGTTCGCGTTGCTCGAACTGGAACAACTCGCCGTGGAACTCCAACTCCAACATCGGCGCCCGCGGCCGCTGTGACGATCCGACAAGTCTTTTCCAACTCCGAACGCTCAGGGGCTCCGGATACGACTACCAAGGTGGTCAGCCGGGCTCTCTCGCTTCGGCAAATACACTCCTGGGTGAGGGCGCGGCGAGTAGCCTGCGCGAAACCCGTCAGCCCTCCATTTTCTTCCTCCTCGTGGGTCATCGTTATAAAAACCTCTTCCCGGCCATCGTGGCCGATGCCAATCTTCGCGAAGCCTATCGCCTCACCGCGCTCGGCAAGCGGCAGACGCTCGGCTATCTCGCCTACAAGGAGGAATCCGAGGTGCGCCTCGCGGATCTGCGCACGGCCCTGCTCGCCGGCACGTATCGCCCGGCGGCGCCACACGAGTTCTGGGTTTACGAGCCGAAGGCCCGGCGCATCTCGGCGCTGCCCTTCGCCGATCGCGTCGTGCAGCACGCGCTCTATCGTGTCATCGGGCCGATCTTCGACCGCGTACTGATGGGCCGCTGCTACGCCTGCCGGGTCGGCCTGGGCACGCACCATGGCGTCGTCGCCGTGCAGGCCGAGCTGCGCCGGCTCGTGCGCGAGCACGGACCGGAGCAGGTCTATTTCCTGAAGACCGATTTCAAGCAGTATTTCGCGAGCATCGACCGCGCGATCCTCTGGCACGAGATCGAGCGCAAGATCGCTTGCCCGCGCACGCTCGCCCTGATCGAGCGCTTCACCCCGCGCACCGGCGCCGGGCTGCCCATCGGCAACCTCACCTCGCAACTTTGGGCCAATGTCTACGGGCATATTTTCGACCGCTGGCTGGTGGGCCAGGGCGCGCTGCGCTGGCACCGATACATGGATGACGTCGTCGTGCTTGGCACCGACTGGCGCGAACTCGCCGCGCTGCTGAAGCGCGCCGAGGCGTTCGCCCGCGAGGCGATGGGCCTGCGGCTCTCGCACTGGATGGTCGCGCATCACACGCGCGGCATCAACTTTCTCGGTTATCGGATTTTCGCGCGGCACAAGCTACTGCGGCCAGCGAGCGTCCGCCGGGCGCGCCGGAAACTGCGGCACTTCACGCGCCAGGACGATCCTGTCGGCCGCGCCCGCTTTCTCTCCGCTTGGCTCGGCCACGCCGGCTGGGCCGATAGCCGCAACCTGCAGTGCAGCCTCGGACTTGTTTCCCTTGCTCCGGCGTAGCCCCGCGAAGCCGGACCTTTCACCCTCATTTCACTTTACCATGCAAACGATCAACACTCGCCAAGACCTCGACGCCCTCGCCGGCACGCCCGAGCACGCGGCATTTATCGCCGGCCTCAAAGGCTCGCTGACCCGCACCCAGGATACCCAGAGCTACCCGGAGAATTATGATCGGACACTCAAGCCGGGCGATGAAGGCTACCTCGCTCCGGTCTTCACCGCCGTGCCCGACGATACCGGCGCCGCGCGCTTCGGCTACACCCGCGAGGAGCTGGAGGCGCTGTGACCCTGTCGTTCCGCACCATCCTTCCCGCGCTCGCCGCGGCGCTGCTAATCGCGATACTGTTCTACCTCGCGTATCACTCGCAGCACGTGTTGGAGCAGGGCCTGCCCGAGCGCATCGTCTGCGCCTCGCAGGCTGACGCGCTAGCGCAGGCCGGTCGCGGTGCATATCCAGTCCTCGGCACCGGCAGCATGGCGCCGTACATCCCGGCGGCGCCGGCCGGCCAGGACCCGCTCAAGACCGTTGTCGCCTACGCCGTCGCTTCGGGCGCCGGCTACGATGCGATCACGCCGGGCGCGCTCTGCATCTATCGGCCTACGTGGGCCAACCCGACCGGCCTGGTGATCCACTGCGCTGCTCAAAAAGATTCAGACGGCTGGATTATGTCGGGCCTGCACAACAAGCAAAGCGAGTCATGGGCGCGGGTAACGCCGGCGAACTTTGTGGCCATCGTCGCGCACGCCTACGTGTGGTAGCCGCAGAAATCCGCCTCACGAATCACGCATCACGCCTCCCTCTCATTTCCATGAAAATCAAATACGCCAACGGCCAGGTCGAGTCCCTCGACTTCGCCCCGCTCTCGATCACCGAGCGCTATACGTTCACTGATCATCTCGTCGAGGGTCGCACCCCGGAACTCGTGGCCCTCTGCGCGCGCCGCAATATCGAGTGGATCAACTCGCTCGACCAAGATTGCTTCCTTGAGCTCGCTAAGGAGTTCATCCGCGGAAATTTTCAGATGGCGATGAAGATCGCGCAGGCCGATCCCATCGCCGCTCTGAAAGTGGGACCGCTGCTCTTCAAGATGGGCCAAGTGTTAAGCTTGCTACCTTCGACGAGCTCTGCGCCTACGCCCTCGACCGCGAGCGCGGCTGGCGACGCCTCGCCGAGCGCGCCGCCGCCCGCGGCCTCTGCGCCGGCGACTATGCTCGCTGCTGTCGGCTGACACCCGCGCGCCTGCGCGCTCTGCTTGCCGAAGTCGAGCGCGTGCGCGCCCAACGCCGCCTCGATCTCATGCAAGCCTTCAACCTCGCCTACGCCGCCGCCAAGGGGGAGTCCAGCGGCTATAGCGAACTCGCCGAGCAGCTGGTGAAGCAGATGGCGGAAGAACGCGAGACGTAGGAAGAACGCGAGACGCTGAAATCTCCCGATAATCACGCATCACGAATCACGCATCATGCCCTCTTTCCTAGAGCTCATCATCACCGCCGTCGGCACCGAGACCGCCGCCGCCTCCGTCGGCAAGGTCAACGGCGCCCTGGGCGACATGGTGGGCGAGCTCGGCCGCGTGGCCGTCGCCGCCCTCTCGGTTCAGACGGCCTATCAGGGCGTGTCCAGCGCGATTGGCGAGGCGGCTGAGTTCGAGCATCTCTCGATGCGCACCGGCGAAAGCGTGCGCGAGCTCGTGGTACTTGATCAGGCGTTCCGCAACGCGCACCTCGGCGCCGAGATGATCGGCATGTCGGCCAACATGCTGCAGCGCTCGCTCGGTGGGCTCAACGACATGGGCGGCAAGACCGACGGCGCCTTCAAGCGCATCGGCACTTCCATCGCGGAACTGAAGCCGCTCACTTATGCGCAGCAACTCGAAGTGCTCTCCAAAGGCTTCGCCAACCTGAGCAACCAGGCCGACAAAGTCGCCGTGGCGCGCCAGCTCTTCGGCCGCGGCGGCGGCTCGATGCTGCAGCTCCTGGGCGATCCCGAGGCGCTTGAGCTTGCCAAGCAGCAGACCGGCGACCTTGCCACGCGCGTCGACCAGAACGCCCGCGCGGCGGAGAACCTCGAAAAGCAGTGGAACGGTGTCACCGCGCAGATCCGCACCATGTGGCAGGCCGCGGCCACACAGCTGCTGCCCACCCTGCAGAGCGTCGCGAGCGTCATGGGCGGCATCGGCGGCGCCGGCAGCCTCGGCGCGGGCCTGGCCGGCATGGCGCCAAGTCTCCTCGGCGCGGGTCTGGCTGCAGGCATCATCCCCAAGCTCGACAACGCCGTGCTGGATTGGGCTACGCGCACCGGCAATCCGGCCGGCCAGGCGTTCGCGGGCAAATTCATTGCGCCGATCACTGGCGCGATGTCCTCGATGCTCCTGCCCGCGCTCGCGGCCGTGATCGCCGGCGGCATCGTCGCCGGCATCCTCAACGCGATGGCCGATGCCAACGTGCAGGCGACGTTGCGCGACCTGCATGTCGTCGGCGATGCCATGAAAGGCGCCCGTGATCGTGCCGGCAAATCGGGCAGTCCGGAAGAGATCGCCGCCGCCCGCGCCGCCACGCAGGCGGAGATGACCAAGCTCCTGCTCGAACAAAGCGTCCTCGAAAAGCGAAAAACCGCCGCCGAGGCCGAAGCCAAAGCCGCCGCGGGACCGACGACGACCTATGGCGTGGGCATGTCCGTTTCGTTCCGGCCAAAAGCCTTTTCCGATGCCGACGCCAAGCGCCTACAGGACGTCAAGGAAATCATCGGCCAGCAGAAGCTCCTCATCCGCGACCTTCAAGATCCCACCAAAGCCGCGAAGATCATCTCCGAAAATCAGCTCAAGGCGATCAAGGCCAGTCTCGATCCGCTCGTCGCCGATTTGCCGAAGCTCCGCGAAGACGCCGACAAGGCCGCACTAAAGGTGATGGACCCGCGCGAGCGCCTCGGCGTGCTCGAAGGTCGCAAGGCGTTTTTGCAGGCCCACCAGGGCGGCACGACCGGCGCCGGCGGCGAGTACGATGAAGCCCGCTCCCTCAGTCTGCAAAAGGATATCGCCGACATCGGCGCGCAGATCCTGGAGACGAAAGCCAAAGTCAGCGAGGAGGACAAAAAGCAGGCCGATGCCGAGCAGAAGCGTCAGCTCTACGCCCTCGAAACGCAGCGCCTGCAGGCGCAGGCCGCCGGCGATGATACCCTCGCCCAAAAGCTCAAGGAAGAGATCGAACAAAAACGCGCCAGCTACGAACTCTCCGGCCTCGATCTCACTCTCGCCAAGCAACGCGGCGATGCCGAGCACCGCATTGGGGAAATCGAGCAGGCCCGGAAAAATGCGAAATCCGGAATCGAAGCCGACAAGAGCGCGCTGGAAAAACAACTCAGCGCCATTCGCCTCTCGCTCGCGGAACTCGAAGCGGATTACGATCACACCGAGGCAGAAAAATGGGCCAAGAAACAGGAGCTGATCGACAAGGAAATCGAAAAGCTGACTGCCGAGAAAAAGGCCGCGGAAGCTCTCCGCGACGCGGAGACGGATAAACCCACCCGCGCGCTTTACGACCAAACCGCCACTGGCCTCGGCGACAAGCTCGACAACGCCAAGAGCGAGAAGGGCCGCCAGGGCGCCAACCCCAACTCCATCGGCGCGCAATTGACCGTCGCCAGCAAGGCCGTGGAGGATGGCATGGGCGCTACCGCCAAGCAGATCGGCAAAGCCTGGCAAACGACGGCCGAAACGATGCGCACCTCCATGGGGTCGTCGCTCTACGACATGATGGCGCGCACCAAAAATTTCAAGGATGCCGCTGGCGCGCTCTACATCTCGATGGCGCAATCGCTCGGCCATACCACCGCGCAGATGGCCGCCGATTGGTTCATGAAACATGTGATCATGGACAACGCCCGCCGCCTCTTTCACGCCCTCGGCCTGGTGGAGGAAAAGGCCGCGACCGGCGCGCAAGTGGGCGTCCATGCCACGGGCGAGTTGGCGAAAACTGGTGCCACCGGCGCCGGAGTGGTTGCGCGGAGCGCTGCCCGCCTCACTGAGACTGTTTTTCACGGCATCATGGTCGGCATCCGTACCGCCCTGCATATCGCTGGCGAGGTCGCACAGACCGCGGCCACCATCGCTCAATCCGCCCTGCGCATCGCCGCGACCATCGCCGAATCGCTCGTGTCGATCATCAAAGCCGCCGCCGGCGCCATGTCGGCGATGGCCTCGATCCCCTATGTCGGACCGATCCTCGCCATCGCCGCCGCCGCGGCCATGATCGCGGAAGGCTCCAGTCTGATCAAAGGCGCCCGAGAATTTGGCGGCCCGGTCGAGGGCGGGCAGGCTTATCTCGTCGGCGAACGCCGCCCCGAAGTTTTCGTGCCGCACACCGACGGCTTTATTCTCCCGGATGCCTCGCGCTTTGCCTACAGCGCGCCGGCCCTCTCGCGCGGCAGTTCCTCGGCCTCTGCCTCCTCCGCGCGTTCCGTATCCGCCGCCTCAGCGTCTTCCGGCCAAAGCGCCGGCCGTTCCGCGCCTCCCAACGTGCATATCTACCTCGACAAATCCGCCTACCTCGCGGCCATCGCCAGCGACATGAGCGGCATCGCGCACCAGGTCTACGACAAACGCGCGCGCTCATAATTCCGCCCACCGTTCACCGCCTTCCGTCCACCGATGTTTTCCGTCACCGCTCTCTCCGCTCCCGCCTGGCTCGTGCCCTTCGGCCCGAACACGGACGACCCGGTGTCGGTGAAGGCCCGCATCGAAGTCGACACCCAGCGCAGCCCCACCGGCCGCAGTACCCGCCGGCCGCAGGCTTATCAGCTGCAATTCTCGATCACCTGGACGGCAAAGATGCGGCTGGCCGACTACGCCTCCGCCCGCGCCGCCGCCATCGCCTGCCAGGACGAGCCGGTCCTCGTGCCCTTCTGGCCGGCCGCCAGGGCTACCACAGCGGCCGCTCTGCTTACGAGTGGCCTCACCGTCGCCTGGACGCGCCACTGGGCCACCTATGCCATCAATCCAGGGAGCCTGGCCGGCTACGATTTCTACGCCCCCTTGCTCTATGGCCGGCTCAAGCAGCCGCCGCGCCTCGCCGCCAAGACGAGCGAGCACGTCCTCGCCGAATGGTCGCTCGATGAAGATGCGCCCGCCTCCGTCGCGCTCATCCCGCCCACCGAGAGCGACATCACTTTCCCGACGCCCGACGGCTATTACGCGGCCATCTTCCCCTTCCGCCCCGATCCCGCGGCCGACAACTCGCTCACGCTGCCGGCCTACGATGTCGACCGCCAGAAGCTCGGCCACGGCCGCCAGCAGTCCACCGTCTTCTACCCGCAGACGCCGGAAGACGCATTGCAGCCCACGTGCAAGCTCCGTTCCAGCGCCGAAGCCGCCTCGCTCCTCGGCTGGTGGTTTCGCCGTGCCGGTGGCGCCGATTGCTTCTGGCTGCCCAGCACGCAGGCCATCGGTCAGCTCTATGGGGATCTCCCCGCCGGTGCCACCGCACTGCCCACTGTCGCGCCGCTGAGCGTACGCGTCGGCGACACCCTCGCGCTGCTCACGACCGGCCAGGCGCCCGAGCTCGTGCGCGTCTCCTCGCTCGGCGGCGTCATACCGCAATTTGCCGCCACCGCCGCCGCGCACCCGAAGGCATGGACGATCCTCGCGCCCGCCATCCTCGCCCGCCACACCGACGAAGAGCTCGCGATCGATTTCCGCCGCGCCAACGAAGACTGGGTCGCCGACGTGCAACTCGCCTTCCGCGAAGTCGCCGCCGAATATGCCGCGACCGACGGCGAGACGCGCGGCACGACCATCGGCCGCCTGCCGGCCGGCGCCTGGCTCGCCCGCATCGATCTCGATTATTCCGGCGCCCTCCAGAGCTGGTTTCTGACCGACTGGGAGACCGGCGGCTCCGATGCCAATGGGCAGACGTGGGAGTATCGCGACGCCGGTTTCGACAAACTCATTCAGTCGATCGATCTCGAAGACGACACCCTCACGTTTTCCATCCGCTGGTCGCCGGGCTGCTTCCTGGAGAACTGGCAGCCCGGCATGCTTGCGGCCACGGGTCTGCTCACGATCCTGCGGGCGCCCGTGTCATCGATCGGCGCGATCGGCGTGCCCGCCATTATTTGGTCTGGCTCGCTCTCCACTCCGGGACGCGAAGGCCCGCTCTATAAAGTCAAGGTGCTCGGCGCGAATGCGCTCTTCAGCAAAAAAGGCCCCCACCAGACTATGGTCAAGACGTGCTACAAGCGCTTCTGCGGACCGCGCTGCGGGCTTGCCATCGCCGACTGGAAATTTAACGCCGTGGTCGCTGCAATCGGCGACCACACCCTCACGATCGGCTCGATCTCTCGGGCGAACAGCGGATCACTTCCGGCCGGTTTCGGCTTTGTCGATTGGTTTGCGCTCGGCTGGGTGCAATGGACCGACGTCGCCGGCCACCCCCTGCGCGCTGTGATTCTCTCCAGCGCCGCGCTCGCTTCTGGCCAGATCGTGCTGACGGTCGACCGCCAGCTTGGCTGGGCAAACGGCAACGCCGTCGTGGCCGCGCCCACCTGCGACAAGAAATACTGGACCTGCCTCAACTACGACGCCTCGCGTACGAGCTGGCCCGGCTCCGATCCCTCCGACTCCTCGATGCTCTGCCGTGGAAAATATAACAACTTTAACGAATTTGGCGGCTTCTACGCGATGCCCGCAATCAGCCCGAACTTCGTGATCCCGCAACAAGACACGACCCCGGCGAAAAAATGATCTCTCCGACTCAAATCGCCGCGCTCGAAGCCGCCGCCCAATCGTGGGTCGGCACGCCCTTCTGCGAGGGCGCGCCGGTCAAGGGCGCGGGCGCCTCCTGTCATCACCTGGTCGCGGAAGTATTATTCGAGTCCGGGCTGCTGCCGCGCGTCCCCGTGCCCAATGGCCCGAGCAATTGGCGCGGGCAAGATCGCAGCCTGATCGCCGAGTGGATCGAGGCCTCTGGCATCTGCGTTTGCATCGCGCAGGCTGCCCCTGGCTCCCTCGCTCCAGTGTCACTGCTCGGGGCGCAGCCCGGCGACATTCTCGGCTTCCGCGTCGGACCTCTGCATCACGCTGCGATCCTGCTGAGCGGTGGTCGCATCGTGCACAGCATTTCCGGCCGCGAGGTGGGTATCGCGCCTCAGATTCCTGCCATCTGGTCAAACCGCCTCTCAGCCATCTGGCGCCTGAAGGCCCTCGCCTGATCCCAACC